CCTAAAAGGCTAGTGGTATTGATTGCGTCTAAGACTTGGAACTTCTGACCAGCCCCTGTGAGGGAGTAGGAGGAAGTGTTTGCAACTGTGGTAACTGTGATGGTTTGGACTAATACGTTCCAAGCAAAGGCATCCTCAATCTGACGCTTTGCATCATTGACAAACTTGCCAAGTAGGGTTGAGTAAGTTGTTTCTAGATTGGTAGATACAGTTGGTTCACGCAATCGAACCAATACATCGTTAATTAGTTCTAAGTACGTCATGTGCGTGTTAACCCTTCTTCTTCAATGGTGACAACCACCGAAAAGGCAGATGCCGACTCAGATTGTGCTTTAAGTATGTCACCTTCTTCCATTACAAAATAGGATGTACCACCCCAATCTTGCGTAGTTTTAGTAGACAAAGCGGTTTCATAAACAAGAGAATATGTGACAGACGCAGAGGTATCTGTCCAAGTAAAAGAAATATGTTTTTGCGAACCTGTATTAACTGCCCGTAGCAAAACCACCCTTGCGTAATAACCAGTAGGTACTGTGTAAAGGGTTGTCAGCGTGTTTGCTGTGAGGTTTGCGCCAACCGATAATGCTCTCATTTTGCCTTTGCCTTATTTCGTTCGGAAATAGACTTGGCTTTTGCCTTTGCGTCAGCCTTGGAGTTTGCACCCCATGCTTTTAACGAAAGAAGCAGTCTTGTCGGTTCACCATTCTTGTACTCAGCACCGCTATTACCAGCCATACGAGCCAAGAAACTTGCTCTACGGGGATTATCCCCTGATTTGACTGGAGGTTTTAAGTTCCCACCAGTTTCCGCATTATAAGATGCTCTGCCCTTGGAGTTCAACCCCCCTTTAGGATTCTTACCTTCGGAGCGTTGCCAAGCGGGAGTTTTCATCACTTCACCTTTTTTGGTTTCTTTGCGGTTTTAGCAGACTGTCTAAATGCTTCAGCAGTTGGCGCACCTTTGCTACCAACTTTCCGCATCCGTTCACCAGAACCAGCCTTAATTCTTGCTTGTTTGGCATTGATATTGGCATAAAGTCCTTGTTTCATTTCTTCTTTGCCTTTCCTGCTTCAGACAAAGCAATGGCAATGGCTTGCTTTTGGCTAGTTACTATCTTGCCTTTTTTAGAGCCTGTGTGCAGTTTCCCTGCCCCATACTCTTTCATGACTTTACTAATCTTTGCCTGTGCTTTGGTCTTTTTCATATTAGTACAAGACCTTTGCTGTAATAGTTCCAGAGGTGTAGGCTGTGCAGTTGGCTCTTAGATACTTTGGCGCATTGGCTATGGTGACAATGCCATCAGCAGTCAAAGCAGTACCAATCGTTGCAAAGGTTGTTCCATCCAAACTACCTTGGAAAGCAACAGTAGCAGTTGTTATCCCTGTAACTTGCAGAAATGCTGGTTGCCCTGCATCTGCTTGCACAGCAGTAGAAGCACCAGTTGCAACTACCGCATTTAATAGGGTTCTTGCCCCAGATAATGAACTCATTTTCCTCTCCCAGACTTCTTCATCATGTTGGTAGCGGTGCGCTGACCACGCATAGGCATAGCCTTTGGCTTACCAACTGCCACCATAATGGCAATCGGCACACCCTTTTTCTCTGATTTCTTTGGCATCTTGCTTGTTTTTCCGTACATCATGGTTTCTCCTTGGTTATTGGGCCACCTGATTTCCACGCATCACAGGTTCTGAGTGCGGCACAGGTAAATTGAAATAGATCGCAATATCCTAAATTAGCCGCCTTGACAAAGTTCTTGTCATAGGACAACTCATTCTTACCCTCATCCTTCTCTAGTCCACCAAGGATGCACTCCATCATCTTGGGAGTCTGAATAAATGCGGCACAGTTGCCACAACGCATATCCATAATGTCCTTGGTAGGAGCGTTATACATCTTGGCTTTTTTTAACCAAAACGCATCGTTTGGCTCTAGCGGATTGGGTGGGCCATACCCATACTCTTTAAAAGCATGGTTTCTGTTCTTCAGGTTTACATGAACATCTTGTGTTGCCACAGGACAAACCACGCCTGAGAGCAATCCCTCTTTCACTTAATCCACCTTGCGGCAAAGAAACTCACCACGCCCGACAAGGCAGAGGCAATGACCATACCCATCCAAAAGCCACCCTTTGACTTGTTTGCCAATTCGAGTAAAGCACGAACATCATTGCTCAATTGGTGAACTTCCACTTGCAGAGCCTCCACTTGGGCTTCTATTCTGCCGAAATCTCTTGCATCAATATCACTCATAACAGTTGTTCCTTACGGGGTCTACCCATAGGTTTCTTCAAAGTTAGTGTCTGCCTTGTTCCATCAACCTTTTCAACCTCCACAACAGCAGAAGTATCAACCTCTGTGTATTCTGGATGTCTACGCATCTCAACAATGTCAAAGTCATATCTGAATTCGACTGTATTGCCAGATTTATTGCAACGAAACAAAGCCATATTTATCCTTAAAAGAAAGGGGAGCAAGCCCCCCGATCCTTAAACCATACGAACTACAACTAGTCGTAAGGTTGATGAAGCCAAGTCAGCCGTTGAGCCAGACTCGTTTTGGATGCGGAACTTGACTGTATTGGCGGCTGAGACATAACCTGTCACAGTCAAACCAACCAAATCCACACCTAAAGATGCACCAATAACCATGTCACCCAAAGCGACACCCGCTACTGTTACGTCATCGGTTTCCCCTGCGCCATCGACTAAAGAGCCAGCGTCAAGAGTAGCCCGAACTGACCAAGTATCAGAGAATAAACCCCGAAAACTGTCAGTACCTCTGCGTGTTACAACTGCACTTGCTGTTGCCATAATAATTTCTCCTAATTAAGTTTAAAAAAGTCCCCCCAGTTACGGGGGGCGCAACTGCAATTAGGCAGGAACTAAGAGAGCGAACATAGATGCAGATTTAGCCGCACCTGTGCTTGCCGCCGCACGGAGAATCTGAACGCCATACAACGTATCAGATGTAAACAGCGTAGCAAGATACTCTTGCTTGTACTGAACTTGTGAACGCACACCAATTTGCTCGACCAGAACCAAAGAGTCTTTGTGTCCCATCAAACAAACACGGGCGGCGGCTGAACCTGATGCTGTGTCGCAATTGCTTGAGACAAACACAGGGATGCCATACAAGTTACCGATCTCACCTGTGCGGATGGTATTGTTAGTACCGCCAACAAAGGCTTGTTCTGTGTAACGTGCCAATCCCATCAAAGTATTGCGACTTGAGGGCGGGATCACAAAAAATCTTCCGTCCATTGGGGTGTCGGTGTCATCCATGCGCTGAATAGTGCGGCGGATAGCGGCATCGGTCAAGGCTGTCTCATTGTTGCTTGCGGCAACATAAGCAGTCGTACCATCACCACCGATAAACGCACCAGTTGCATAGGCGTTTGTACCAGCACCGCCATTGGTTGAACGTCCAAGGGCAATCAAGTCTGAATCGACTTGTTTAGCCAAAGAGTAACCAGCATCTGCTGTGTAGAAGTTACGCAGACTGTTTAAAGCCTGTGCTTCAACAATATCTTCAATCAAACGAGAATACTCGTAATGCTTGTCGATTGCTACCTGAACTTCTGATTCCGTTGCCGCAATCAAAGTCACTTGTGAACCAGCCGCCTTTGCAGACGCTGAACCACGGGTAGGGGCAGGAACGTGAACTACATCACCCTTCTTTCCCTTGAAAGACATCTTCATAACCAAGTTTGCTAAAACGAGGTTCTTCTTGTAAGCCGCAATAATCTCGTCACTCCAAATTTCAGGAATGAAGGTTGCCGCAGTCGTTACTGTCACATTATTTGTACCTAAAGGCATGATAAATCTCCAAAAAGCGATAAGTTAATTATTTGACCCGACCTTCTGAATACGCTTGCATGATCTCATCACTCAAGGCTTCATAGCGGTTCGGATCGGTCATTTTCAGCCGAATAAGGTCAGCCCTTCTGTATATCCTCTTTCCTGATTCTCCACTACCACCTACATCAACCCCCGCCGCCTTCAGGTTAGTCTTGCGCTGAGTTTCACCCGCATCGCTAGTCTGTTTTGCCTTAATGCCACGTAACTGTTTATAAGTAGTAAGTAATTCGTTTGCACTATCGTAATCAAACTCACCATCAGCCTTTGCATATAACCCTAACCGAATAGGTGAAGATTTCACCCAGTTCTGAAATTCCGTATCTTGTGCAATTTGCCCAAAATCAGGATGGTCTTGCGTTAACTTTTGCTGAATCTGCATCCTTTTGAAGTCGTGAGCCGCTTGGCGTCCCGCTACCACATCTGGATGGTTATCGACAGTTTGACGAATTGCCTCTTTTGGATTCTCAAAGAAGTCTACTTCTGGTGCTTCCTCTTTAATAGGTTGCTTGGTCGAGGAGAGGTTCTGCTTTATGAGTTCATCCGCTAATTTGCGAACTTCACCAACTTCCTGTGCTTGCTTACCAATATACTTTTCAGCCTCTTGGTGCATTTTTATAACTTCTTCTAGAGTTTTTTCCCTGTATTTCTCAGGAAACTCAGTAGATTGTGTTACTTCAGGGAGTTGCTTCTCTTGCTGTTGTTCTTCAACAACATCTAACTCACTCTGCGACTCATCTTCATTATCAATCAACGCCATATTTTTCCTTTTCCTGCCGTTATCGGTTCTAGGACATTTAACTCGCCACTTTTATGGTTGTGAGTTGTTACTTTGCTCCCACTTCAGTCTGTCAAGGTGCTTTCTCTCGAACTTCCCATGCTCTGACGGGAAAGAACCAGACCACCCTTCTAACTTGAAGTTAGGTGCGCTTATGAGGCGGTTGGCTGTTGCTCCGCACTCACACTTAAAACCTGTTGTCTCATAATCAACAAGTCTTTCAGTTTTATGCCCGTTTTCACAGGCAAAATCAAATAGTCTTTTCATTCAGTTCCTCATACGCTCTTTCGCTGACCTCTTTCAAGGTTCTCAGCCAAGTGAGTATTGACAATTCACCCTTTTTGAAGTGTAAAGACGCTTCGTCAGGGATTGTACTGATATTGTTCAATGAATTTATCATTGTGTCAACATCTTCCATTAAATCCTTCCACCCCTCTTTTGACATCAAATCAAAGCGGGCTTCATAGTAGCGTTGCAGTTCAGGAGTCATGGATTCAATCTTTTGTAGGTTGTTTTTTAGTCTTTTCTTGGCATAATCCATGAAGATTTCTGCTTGTTGTTCATCAACAGTCTTGGGCATCTTCAAACCCAACCTGATTCTTTAAATCAGCATAAAGGCTTTCCATAAGATTACCCGTTGGAGTTGCACAATAAAAGGCGTGTTGCGCTACCTCATGTGCATTGGCTTGCCTAGCATCTGCGTTAGCAGATACAGACACCTGATATTGGCATTGGTCTTTGTTTGCGTGAATATTGGTTATTCGGGCATAAGCCTCAGAAAAAGGAACGCCAACATTACTTGTGGAAATAGAGATTTTTAGTGCCATGTTTATCCTTAATAAGTCATTTCTGTTGTGCGTATTTGGCAAACCCATCGAATTGTGGTTGCCGCTTGACCAGTTACTGTTATTGCTAAACCACCATTGGCTGTGTCTGCGGTAGCGGTAACAGCCCATGTAGCCGCACCTGCGTCTGCATATAAAGACGTTACTGTTGCCGCACCAACAATAACAGTGGTTGCTACACCAGCACCCCTTTTAATTACGCCTTCTATATACCAACCTTTTGTATCTCCTGCACCAGTAACACCCGCTATACATTCACCACGGAAATAATAAGCAGAGTTGCTTGGCAAGATTACTTGGTTGGTTGTTGTTGCCGCACTTGTGTTACTTCTTAAAACTGTGGCAGTTGCATTTGTTGTTTGAACGCCAAGAACTAATAATGCTGATTGAGAAGCGCCTTGAGTAAACGCAATTGGATTAATACTTGCTGGCGCAACAGTATTTCCTTCAATTGATCTTGTTGTTCCCCAAGAACCATTTAAAACAATAGAACTTGTTGCACTAGCCGTATTGATTGATCCAGCACAAACAAAAGAATTATTGCCTGACGCTGAATTATTTTGTCCACCAGTAACAGCGCCACCAATTCCACCTGCTGAATTACCACTACCGCCACCTATAAACCCATTAGTGTTAGTTACTGTATTAGTGCCACCACCAACAACAGCGGAACTTTGACCACTTGTAGTATTTGAACTTCCACCTAAAACAGCAGATCTACTATTTGATGCAAGGTTATTGTTACCACCTAAAACAACTGAATTAAAGTTAGCCGCCCCAATATGTGATTGGTTTAAAGAAATCCAACCTGTCAAAAATTGACCAACACCAGCGGCAGTATTAATAGAATTCTTTGAGTAGCATAAATCAAGTGTTTGTCCAGAACCAATTACGATAAAAGGACTTGTCGTTCCTGATCCGCTTGGGTCAGACGAATAAATATTAATATTTTGATTTGTACCGCTGTAATTTGCATTAATAATTTTTATCTGTTTACCTTCTATTGGGGCAGACGGAAGATATAAATTTATTGCAGTTGATGTTCCACCAGTTTTAAAATGTTGAATAGGCGCACAATCATCTGCTAAAGATACTGAACGAGAGGCACTTGTACTTGCAAAAGTTTGAAAAAAATCCCAAACTTGTATTGCAGGAGTGTTCTCAGATGCAAAACCCGTAAACATTAATAGTCTCCACCAACACCAGTAAGGTGAAATCCAGCCGCTACTACTGTTCCAAATGTTGCATAAATACGATAACCCGCAGGCAAACTAATGTTTAAAGGCAAAATAATATCTGGCTGTTCAGCAGTTTCAGATACTGTTGTTGCTGATAAAGTTCTTTCAAGATACAAAGCATTGTTAGCCGCAGTACCAGTAGCAGAACCATTGTTTATCCATACACGAATAACAGTGGCTACGTTTGTTCCTAATGGTCTTACTTTTATAAAATCAAGTCTTGAACCATCGACTGCTTTGCCTGTAAATATTGGGCCATAAATTGTTCCGCTACTTAAATCTTTAGTTGTGTTGGCGGTAAGGCCAGGAGTCCCCGATGTTGCCGCCGCACCACTTACCCAACTATTGACTGGTGTTAGTGGAAAGATTGGGTTTGTATTTTGTGCCATTTAAAAGCCTCCGATTGACCAAGATTGCAGTTTAGGAATTGGTGATGATGTACCGCCACCCGATGAAGCGATAGTGATACCACCCGCTGAATTTGTAATTGTTATGTTGCTACCAGCAGTCAATGTGGCGTAGGAAAACCCTGTTCCATTACCAATTAACAACTGACCATTAGTGGGACTAGACGCTAGACTAATTGCCAAAGTGCCACTTGTTGTTATTGGTGAGCCAGTAACAGACAAGAATGATGGGACAGTTGCCGCAACGCTTGTTACTGTTCCGCTACCCTTGCCGTTAAACGTAGTCCAATCCGCAGAAGTAAGGTAGCCACTAACTGATGTGGTTGCCGCCGCCATGCTAATTGCGGGAGTTGTGCCACCACTAGATACTACTGGTGCAGTACCAGTTACTGAGGTAATTGTTCCACTACCCTTATTGTTAAAGGTAGTCCAATCGGTAGAAGTAAGATAGCCGCTTACAGAAGTAGTTGCGGCTGGCATTGATATAACAGGAGTTGTTCCACCTGTTGATGCAACAGGACTTGTCGCAGTTACAGATGTAACGGGTGCAGTTCCACTTGATGCGGCAGTTATTAGACCTTTGCCATTTACTGTAAGAGTTGCATTTGTAAACGCACCAACATTTGTGTTAACTGTGGCAAGCGTTCCTGCGGCAGTTACATTTGTAGAGCCATCAAAACTAGGGCTTGTATAAGCCAAGTCACCTGTAATGGCTAATGTTCTTCCTGTTGTAAGAGTTGCGGCACTACCTGTTGTGTTCTGATTAAACGTGGGAAATGATGTTAGAGATGCGGCAGAACCTGATGGAGAAAGAACGTCTGTTCCAATAACTAACCCTAAATTAGTTCTTGCGCCTGATGTGGTTGTTGATCCAGTTCCACCATTTAAAACAGCCACAGTACCAGTTACATTACTTGCCGTACCAGTTGTATTTTGATTCAGCGTAGGAATGTCTGCGGCAACAACTGCCCTAAATGTTGGTACTCCAGAAACTCCATCAGGTGCGCCTAAAATAAAGTTAGCAGTCTTACTTGCGTAAGGGTTCTGAGTGTCACCATATCCAGATGCTAGGCTAATTGCAGGGGTTGCTCCTCCGCTAGATACTACTGGAGAAGTTCCTGTAACAGCAGTAACTGTTCCACTATTTGTTGCGGCAATACTTATTGAACCATTACCATTTGTAATTGCTATACCAGAGCCAGCAGTTAATGTTGTCTTTGTTAATGTATTACCTGTTGTATTTCCAATAAGTAATTGACCATCTGTATAACTTGTTTGTCCTGTGCCGCCATTGTCAACATCAAGAGTTCCAGCCAAGGTGATAGTGCCAGATGTTGTTATTGGGCTACCAGTAACAGTCAATCCTGTTGTACCACCTGATAAAGCAACGCTTGTGACTGATCCATTGGCATAGTAGGGCAAACTATTCCATGTAGTAACGCCATCACCAAATTTAAATTTATTGGTGTCTGTTTCTAAGCCAACTTCGCCTTGTGCAAGGAGTGTATTTGCCGTTGTCCATTGGCTTGCAGTACCTCGTCTTAACTGAATCTGAATCGACATCAAGGACTCCCTGCGTCTAGGGCAGTAGTACCGCCATAGATAGTATTGTAAAACCCACCATCAGCATTATAAAAACCTGTGCTTGTACCAGCACCAGATAATCCAGCCACACCACGATCACCCTTTTCGCCTTTTTCGCCTTTTACTTCGCCAACATTGATTGTTTTGCCATCAGACAATGTAAAAACAAGGGAATCGTCAAAATCTACTTTTGCATTTACAACAGAAACGCCATCTTCACCATTTTTTCCGTCTTTTCCGTCTTTGCCATCAATACCCTTTGCACCATCTTTGCCATCTTTGCCATCACGACCAACATTACCTTTATCGCCTTGTAAGCCACGCTCACCTTGTTCTCCTTTGAGTTTTTTAACAGTATCAACTTTTTCTGTTAATTTGGGTAACTCTTTATCAAGAAGAATAGCAATGGCAGAAACCTTGGCTTCTGTTGAAATATCGGAAAGAATGACTTTTTTAAGGTTCATTGCTCACCAATAATGCTTTTTAGGAATTCATTGTCTTTTTGGCTTTGCTTTTGTTTGTCCATCATCTGCATTTCAACAATCTTTGCTTTGTTTTTAATGTCAGACTCTTTTAGCATCAAATCAGCAATCTTGACTCTCTTATCGAACTCACGAGAAGCCAATTCGTCTTGGTTAGGCAAATTCTTTGTTGTTGCCGCCATGTTTTTTGCCTGAACCTCGGCTGGCATCAACTGAGCCTCAGTCATTAACTTCTGAGCCTCTGCCCTATTCTGTTCTGCTTGGGTAGTGTTGACCGCAATCTGTGCTTGAGCCGCTTGAAGTGCCAATTGTTGCTTAACTTGCTCCATTTCTTGTGCTTTTGGATCAGGTTGAGCCATCTTCTCCAGCATAGCAATCAATTCCATCCTGTTAGACAGACTTGAATTAGCCAAAATGCCCTTC